CTCATCGGCACGGCTGCCCGGGCACGCATCGGTGTGAAGCAATTCATGCACGTTGCGAACCACGTTCTCGCCTCCGCTCTCAAGGTTCTCGGACCGACCGGAGTGCAGATCTTCATGGCCTATGGTAGTTCTACCATGGACATCACTCACGAGGTCAAAACTTTTGGCCCACATCTCACCCGTTGCTCTAGGTGCCGCAAGGCTGATGCAACGAGGTGCGTGCACATGGTTGACTTTGCTTTGCTGCCGATTCCGGTAGCCAAGTTCAATGGTCTCGGCACTAAGGTCTACGACGTCTCTCACGAGGAGATCAAGGATGACACGCCAGCCAAACTCGTCACGCACTCTAACAATCTCTCCCAGAGCTTTGTTAGCGACGTCATTCTCCGGCGCGAGACCGACCCGAACAGTCCGGTCGGAGCTCTTCGCTGTTACGGCGGAAACACGGCGCCCGGCATGTCCGGCGCTCCGCTTTTCGTCTGGAGTGGCAACAAGTTCAAGATTGCTGGCTGCCACAAGGGTGGCAGCTCGTCTATGGACTACCAAGTCGCTCAGAGCATCGTGCCGTACTACAAGGCATGGCGCGGACGCCGTCAAATTGACGAAACGCCGTGGCAAGCTCCGTCTTACTTCGACCTTCTCGTCGCAGAGGCGGAAGCTGAAGAGGAGGAGCGTGAAGAACGCGAAAACCGCCGCGAGGCGCAATTCGATGGAGTCGAGGTGGTCGTGTCTCACGCCGCCATGGCTTACTTCAACGCCAAGATGAACGCTATGTTTGGCCCGGAAACTGGTCAACCATGGAAGGATTACGAGGATGAGAGTGCAATTCAGAACCTCCCGGTCGTAGACTTGGGGGCTCGCAATCCGGCTCGGCTGCGCATTGAGCGCGCCAAGAAGAGCAAGACTACGTCTGCCGGCAAGCCCACGGGTGAGCCAAAGAAGGCGAAGTCGAAGCCGAACAAGCCGAAGAAGACGCGTAAGATCGCGCCAGTCGTTAATGAGTCCGCCGTTCCCGCGGTGGCCTCATTTCCGTCTGTTCCGCCTGCCCAGTCTGGTGACGTGACGCTAGCGATTCTCGCTCAGCTCAAGGAAGTCGCCAAACAACTCGCCGACATTCAGCGCGGCAACCCAAAAGTGCGGAGCTCTGTCACTACGACGGCTTAGTGGCCTGCGGCAGAGCGACAACACCATTCAAGAGCACTAAGCAAAGCGTGAAGCCGGATTACACCGGCTTTGAGCAGTTCATTGAAGACCAGGAAATGGCCTTCCCGCCGCGTGGTTTCGCGGCGGAGATGACTAGTCTCCAGTACCAGGCTGGCCTGCGCCAGCAAGGTCCATGTCCAGACATCGACTTGGTTACTGACGCAATGCTCGTTATCGCAAACGAAGTCTCCACGGCGCTCCAACATACAACGGTGCTGAGGAAGATTCCGCTTGCGGTTGAAGAACTCGACTGGGAACAAGCACGTCTCGACTGTGTGGATGTTTACGATCATTCACCCGGTTTGCCTTACGCGAATTTGAACAATTCAATCGAGTTTTGGCTCCGAGACCAATGGGAGTGGACCCGAGCGACGGCGCAAGCACGCGTCACCGCTCTGCTCGCTCTCTCAGTGACAGACATTCTGTCACTGTCTCCAACTGAGCGCATTGCGCGGGGTCTCATGGACTTCTCGCGTGTGTTCGTCAAGGGAGAACCCCACGCAGCAGCGAAGATGGAAACCGGTCGTTATCGGCTGATTTTCGCTGTCGGCATTGTGGACCAGCTCATCGACCGAGCTGTGAACAGCTGGTGGACCAAGCGCTCGATTGCCGGGTGGGCTAACAACCCGCTCGCTCCGGGCCTAGGCTTCACGCCAGACATGTGCCAAACCCTCATTGCGTACTTTAAACGCATGGGAGATCTCGCCGCAGTTGATGCTAGCGGCTGGGATTGGTCAGTGCCCGCGTGGTTGCAGGTGCTTGGCCGCATTGTACCACTCAGCCTTTCGGGGTGGAGTGAGTTCCTTGCTGATCTCACGATCCGCATCGAAATCCTTCGGTCGGACCCAGTCATGGTTCTTTCCGGTGGTTCCGCCTTCACTTTCACGCGCCCTGGCGTGATGTTAAGTGGGCGTTACGAGCGGGGGTCCGGACCTGATCCGCTAAAACCCAATTCGGAATCGCCGACTGATCGCCCTGCCCTTCGGGCGGCGGAAGGCTAAAAACAATAGAACGGGCTAAG